CTCAGATTCAATACATTCGATGGCGAACCCTATGGTCGTGGTCGATGTGAAGAGTTCCTTGGAGATCTCAAGTCACTTGATGCACTCTCTCAGGCACTCGTAGAAGGCTCTGCAGCAGCTGCTAAAGTAGTCTTCCTTGTCTCACCCTCTAGCACTACCAAACCACAGACCCTAGCGGCTGCTGGCAATGGTGCTATTGTTCAGGGCAGACCCGATGATGTACAGGTAGTACAGGTGGGTAAGACCGCTGACTTCCGTACAGCATCAGAGATGATCAACACCTTGAGTCAACGCATCCAAGATGCATTCATGGTGCTGAACATCCGACAGTCTGAAAGGACTACAGCAGAAGAGGTTCGCCTCACACAACTGGAACTAGAGCAGCAGCTTGGTGGGATGTTCTCACTGCTGACTGTTGAGTTCCTCAAACCCTATCTTGACAGGACCTTGATGGTTCTGCAACGCAGTGGACAACTGCCACGTCTACCTAAAGGTATTGTACGACCCACTATTGTGGCTGGTATCAATGCTCTGGGTAGAGGACAAGATAGAGAGTCACTGATCCAATTCATTACCACTGTGTCTCAAACCATGGGACCAGAAGTCCTGATGAAGTACATCAGTCCTGATGAATACATCAAACGCCTGGCTACTGCACAAGGTATTGATGTTCTTAACTTGGTCAAGAGTATGGCAGATGTACAGCAGGCTACTGCACAACAGCAACAGCAAGCTGCACAGATGGAGCTCACTAAGCAGGCTGGACAGATGATGTCTAGCCCAATGATGGATCCAAGCAAAAACCCACAAGCAATGGAGATGATGAATGGAGGAACAGGAGAAGAAGCCGGCACCCCGCCGCCGCAGTAGGAAGAAGCCTACACAACCTGAAGCAGAACGTACTGTGAAGGAAGTAGTGCAACCACCTACTGAGAAACCTGTGCTCAAGGTTGAAGAACCTAAACCAAACAAGTACGAACCTAAACCTAAGGTTGGTACGCCTACCCTTGGTCGCTCACCTAACTACGTGACCAAGGTAGGACTTGGAAACCTAACCACCGTAACTGTACATGGCAATACTGACGTATGATCCCACATCTGAGGATCAACCGGAATTTAATGAAGCTGAGCAAGAAGCCCTAGCCGTTGGCGAGGCTCATGCTGAACAAGAACAACAGCTACTCGCTGGTAAGTTTGAAGATGCAGAGGCATTGGAACAAGCTTACATTGAACTACAAAAGAAACTAGGATCTAACAATGAAGAAGAACCTGAAGAGTCTGAGGAGCTGCGGGACGAAGAAGAAGCCTCCGAAGAAGAAGTAAGTCCTGCACAAGAACGTATTGCTCAGGCATCAGAGGAGTGGGAACAGAATGGTCAACTCTCTGAGGAGACTATTGCTGAACTCCAAGAGCTTCCTAGTGAAGAACTGATCGCTGCTTACCTCAATGCACAAGGTGATCAACAACCAACGTCTGACTTTACAGACAGTCAAGTAGCAGAGATCCACAATGATGTGGGAGGACCTGAAGCCTATGGCAGTCTAATGCAATGGGCGCAGGACACACTACCCGAAGAATACATTAACTCATACAATAACTTAGTAGATAAAGGTGACCCACTCTCAGTACGTCTCGCTCTTGCTGGACTACAGGCAGCCTATGTGGACAACAACGGATCAGAAGGAGACCTCCTCACTGGACGTGGTGCCGTCGATAAGGCGGACGTCTTCCGTAGTCAAGCCGAAGTTGTGGAAGCTATGTCTGACCCTAAGTATGATAGGGATCCTGCTTATCGACAAGACGTATTTGAAAAGCTCGGGAGGAGTAACCTGGAATACTAATGACAGTTACTACAAACGAACGAGGACAACAAAATCTTTTTGCAAAAGAACCACCAGTTATTATTATGGACGTAACAGAAACTCACAATGAAAAGGCTGAAAAGCTTAACGGTCGTTTTGCTATGCTGGGCGTCATTGCTGCGCTTGGTGCTTATGCAGTCACCGGACAGA